GGTGCGAACTTATCCTCTTGGATTGCCGTGATTGTCTTATCCGCCAACTCATGTTGACAGATTGGACAGATACTCAATTCATGATTTTCCGGCACTTCCTCGTATTTATTCTCTTTGTAAGTGCCGTACTCCTCTTTAGCCTCAGGATAACTGTAACACGCAGTCATTCCTTCTGTGCAATACACAAATAGTGCATGAAGCCACAACAATGGCGCGTTGTTATGTTTGAAAACCAACTCCGCGATTTTATCGCCAGCGCGCGCAGTCGTAATATCTAGAGGATTATCAGCGTCATCAGGATAGCAAGTGATAGGAGGTACAGTGACAGACAGAGCAGCGATAATAGACTCCAGATAAGCTCGATATACGTTGACCGGCTTGTCGTAGAATCCTTGGTCCGACTCATCACTTGTTTTTTCATTCTCAGGTATGCGCCAATCATGTGCGACCTCACTGTAGTAGGCATGTTGCACATTCTCCCACATCAGCTTTAATCGGCGCCATGTCCTGATTTGACGATCGCGCACACCCCTATCTTCATCATCGAAATGATCGACAATCTGCTTAAGGAGTGCTTTAGTTGCGTCGTCTACTTCTTTAGCCATTAGTATGCCGGTGCTCTCTTACCAAAAATTCCGCCCCCGCGCCTTACTACTGGACTAGATGTTTCAGAAACAGGAGTTTCAGATTCAGAATTGTCTAGATTCCGCTTCTTCCGTTTATCAGGGCGACCCGACGTAATGCGCGGCATACTTGAATACGAGTATGTCGGCTTCGTCTCGTCATCATCCTCATATCCCGTAATGGTCTTAATGTCGTATCCTTTACGGAATGGCTGATTTGCAATCGCTTCCTGCCGACCCTGATGGAATGCCGTTGCAAGATTTGGACTCGACTGATCGTACTGATTCATTGGATTCTCACTGTATCTGAATCCACCTTTAGGCATCGCTTGTCCAGTTCTCGGCACAGCTGTTGGAGCAGTTGTAGGCCCAATACCTGAAGTGCGCGAACCTGAATTTGATGAACCACCACGATTAGCCATAATATCTCCTGCTATTGAAGTGCCCGTATTTGCAACAGCTAGAGCTTTACCAAGTTTACTCGTTGCTCCACCAAATCCACCGCCACCCATATAGCCCGTAGCACCACCAATTAGACCAGATTTAATAACATCACCTATACTGCCGCCTCGCTTCTTCGCATCAGCAGCACTAGTACCTGCATTGATACCCATCGATACGAGTGGACCTACACCCGGTATGAATGCTGTTCCATACTTAAGGCCGTATTCGCCAATCTTGCCGCCAATTTTCGCCGCCTTCATTATGAAGCCCATAACTACCTCAGTCTGGGCGACGGAAAGTCATAAATTCCAAACACTTGAAGTAACCAGAGAATCAAGAGTAAGACCACCACAACACGCAGAACTATCCTGAACGGTGGACTCATTGGAATGTATGTCTCTGCTAGATAGACAATCAATCCAATGATGACTAAGAGAATGATTAGAGTAATCATTTGCTGACTCCCAACTCTTGCTCTAATTCCTCAATTTCTTTCACTTTACCACGCATCAATTCTGCGCGCTTCCTGTCCTCTGCTTCCAACATCTGCTGCTTTACGCGCCACGGAATGAACTGTGGCTGTATAGCCTGTGGTGGTTCAGCAGATGGAATCAGAGGCTCGGGCTTATCCTTTTCCAACAACTTGCCTAGAAGTTCGCGGCGTTCTCGCTCACTCATCGTAAGCTGTTCGCGCAGAACCTCACAAGTTGCGCAGGTAGGATCAGGAAGCCCGAACCACTTTCTGAAAAGTTCTTTAATCAATGTCTGTACCTCGAAACAGGCTTAATAGAATCATCTTCTTCGACCTTCGCCATGTTTCGGTAGAATGCTGTCCAATCCTGACTCGCACTCAGCTTGTTGACTAACGCTTCCTGAGCTTGGATTTTCTTGAATTCTTGGTTACTCTCGTCAAAGAATCCTTCTGCCGCGTCAACAAGATATCGCAATCCATCGATGGGATCGTCACCTTCAAATTCTGCAATATCCTCAGCAGGTTTGTTTCCTTTTGGTTTGTCATATGAACACGCCTTAATGGCCTCTACTAAAATCTCACATCCCTTAAAGATTTGCAACTTTGGAATGTTTGTTTCAGGTTCCTGTGGTTCAAATGACTTCAAGTAGCTCTTATACTCCATCATTCCACGATTACGCATAATCCACATTGCGTAATCTTCGGAATATTGTGGTGTTTCTTGCTGATTAATCAGTTTCGGCTGCCACCGTAAGTATTCGTGTATGAGTAGTTTTCCAGCAATGCGTGAACCGGGAGTATTATTGGAGAGTTCCACGGATTGACCCAATTCATCTTCAATCTGTTGCTGAATTGTATGCTCCTGACCACGGTCCTGACCCGCGGACTTACAGAATCTGATGAGTCTGGGCGATTCCTTATCAATATATAGTTTGACATGTGGTGCCCACTCAGCAATCTTCGTCTTAACCCAATACTGTTCGCGATAAATGTACACGCGCTTAGAAGGAGAAATTGCCGCATAACCAATCCACGTCATAGCCGCGAAACCCCAATCTCCAATGACCATCCTGGGCCACCATTGTGGAATCTCAAACGGTTCAATCACATGTATTGCATTCGCCGGCTCATCCTCAAACTTCCTATCGCGAAACTCATCGAATACTTGACCCTGATACGCATCCCAATCGCCTAGGAGTTTAGCTTTTCTCTCAGCCTCAATAGTGATGCCCTGAAGTGATTGTTTGTAAGTGGGGTCAATATGTTTATTATCTTCTAGTGTGGAATGTATGTAGATTCGTTTATTTCCACCTCTACCAACGATGATCTTTCCACCTTTAGGGTATGGTTTAATGAACCGTTTGTAAGTCCAAGTGTGACCAATTCCACCAGGCATTCCGGCAGCGCGAGTGATAGAGGGTAATCCTGAATCCTTCGGAGCACGATTACGTTGAAAGGTAATGTAGGTGTAGATCCATTCTGTGATACTTGTAAGCTCGTCCGGAGTATACAGGCAGATCTGCATAGTGTCGTATTGATGCACATCATCTTCATTCTCACAGTGTCCGAGAAATATCATGGCTCCTTCGTTGACTCGACCAGTAGAGCCATACTGATCTTCACGCGGAAAGGTCCAACACATTTCAGTCTTGTTGAGAGTAGCTCCAAATTTACGATATAACTCTCTAGATCGTGGTATAATTTCATTACGGAGTTCAGGGTATGTTCGTCGCATGAAAACTTGCTTGAATTTTGGATGTTCATGCCATCGATGAACGATCCCATATAGAAGGAGCACATCTGATTTACCTGATCCGGCTCCTCCGCCATAAAATGCTTCCTTTACAGTGACTGGAACTGATAGAAACAACTCTTGCTTCGGCTCGGGTCTCCATTCGTTGGAGCTGAATACTGGCTTCTTCTGTTCAGTATCCACTAGTATTTCCTTCGATACTCAGTGTATGGACGGAAATCGAATAATGGAAGCTGATAATTACCCATCACATCAGATACTTGACTCTGTGCAGGATTAGTTGCTGAAGAAGGTGTGGATGAAGATCGATTCCGCATCTGCTCCAACAAATAATCTTTCACTTCAGGAAGCATTGGCTGCTCAGCTTTATCCTGTCGGAATAAATTTCCCAAAGGACTAGTTTTCCAATCTCTGCCACGCGAGAGAAACTCTGACATTAAATCATAATCACCATAACTGGTTGAAGTTTTACCAATACCAGGTCGGTCCCACACTTCATTAGAAAACTGATTCCGCATACTAGGATCAGATGCCAATCCTCTGAATCCTGCTTCCTTAGCTCTTTTTACAGCCTCAGCATACATTTCACTACCTAGTCCCTTATCCCGATATTCATCAGCTAGATAAGTCATACTTACTGGTAAATGACCCTCGATAGTCCGAGGACTAAGTTCAATGTATCCTGCTACAGCGGGTTCACCAGGATCTATGTAACTATTTCTAGTAGCATCCTTGATTCGGAGTTTGTAGTGTGAACCCCACTGATCAGTAATCTTCTTCAATTCTGAAGCAAATGATCCAGCAGGTTTGCCCATACGCGCCGCCACATCATCTAATGTGCCGAATGCCGGCGCATCAAACATCGCAGTCGGCTTACGTAATTCCTGATTCATGAACGCATTCATGATTGGATTCATATTACTTACATCAACGTCTCCAGATACTGGATTCGTCATTAGTTCTAACTTAGTTTGTGGATTATTTTCCGGTCCAATTCTCTGATCTGTGCGCGGCACATGAGATGGAACCGGCTCACTCGGTATTGGTGGAGATACTTGTGGCATCTGCATTGGTCCGATGCCACCTGATTTACTCTGCTGAACAGTCTGATTGAACCCATAGTCATCTTCAGGTCGTTTCAGAAAGTTACCGAGCGCGCTGAAGAATGCCATTTCAGTACTGCTGTTCAGGTTCCTGTTGCATCTGTTGGATGGGCTGTTGTGGCGGTCTCATGCCGAATCGTGGTCCAATTCCACCCTGACGCATCTGCATGAACTTATTACGTCTCATCGCATCCATTGATTCATCTGGTGCAGCTTGGCCCATCATCGCCTGAGGACGCGCCATTCCTCCGCCAAACATTCCACCCATCTGCGGACCCATAGCAGCCATTTGTTGCTGCTTCAAATCCATCATCGCCTGAGTATTCTGATCATCTACAGGTGATGCGGGCGCACTTGGTTCAGGTGCCATCATTGGTGGTGCTCCACCATACATTTTACCCATTCCAAATGCACCACCTATTCCTGCACCAGCTTGTGCCATATTCTGCCATGCCTGCTGATTAGGTTGTGGTCTACCGAATGCCTGACCCATTGCTGCACCAACTTGACCCACAGCATTCTGCATTGGACCCTGTTGACCTAATGCCGGCCCTTGTTGTGGTGGCTGCATCTTCTGTTGTGGTGCAGCCTGATTAGATGGACCTAATCCCAATCCTTTAGCTACAGGTTTCATACCGGGAGCTTTCATTCCTGCCTGTAGTGGTTTCCTGATTGCGCTCATACCCGGCGCATTCATCATCGCATTACCTACACCTTTAAGTGCGCCCATTCCAAATGGCATAATTCCTTCTCTCTAAGAACCAGTTCGTAAGAATGACCACTGAGTTAGCGGGTCAAATCCAAGCACCTGCCAACTGAATTTCGATTGACCACATCTATCTAAAATGATGTCTACTCCCCACGCGCCGGTATTGTCACTTGTAGCTCTGTAGGCGATTACATCCTTACTAATCGAGCCATCAGGCTTAACGAAGTAACCCCATCTCGCATCGGAAGATTGTAGCGTCTTAACGATTAAATCTAAAAACTGCCAACCACTCTCACCGTAAGTCTCAGGGCATGACTTACCGAGTAACACCAGATTAGAATCAGCTACCTTTTGTGCAGTAGCCTGAGCAGTCACTGGAATCGGTAGTGGAGTTTCTACTGGTGGTACAGTACCAGGAGGATTAGTGATTGGAGCAGTTGGATTAGGGACTGGAGCGAAATTAACTATGTCATGAATGTCTATCGTATTGGTGTTCGAGTTTGAATTGTTGTTATTGATCGTCGGCCCGATGAAATTGTAGTCACATGCTGTTGCTAGCACAACAGTTAGAACGAGGAGCGCGCACTTCTTAGTCAATTTCACTCCTGAATTATTTGCAAGTCACGATAGCAGCCGAACCAGAGCGAAGGAATACCGCACCACTCATGCCACCTGATGTGAATGCAGCCCATGTCGTTCCATCCATTGATGTCTCACACGCAGCAGATGATGTGACTAAGCACAACTGAGCTGGTAGTGCGTATGTCGTATTTGCTACAAGGACTGTTGGAGTACCGACTGGTAGAAGCGGTGTTGGCATCTTAATCTCCTATCGTGCTGAGTAGTGCGCCGTAATCTCAGCGGGCGTCAACATACGCGGATAGATTGATATATCCGCAATTGAACTAGGCCAATAGAATGTCGTAGGCTCATCGAATCCAATTGACAACGGTCCAACTGTGGAATTATTACGAGCGATAGCCGATAGTGCTGCATCAAATACACCATCGATATAGATAGTAGCTGTCCATGTATCATGTGTTACGACACACTGATGCCAAATACTATCACCCACAAGTTTAACACTAACTACGCTACTTCCATAGAATGCAAAGATTGTCACAGGTGCTATCGTAACTCCTAGATAGATAGGATCACCTGTCGTACCAGTAAGGCGAGTTGAAATGTAGGGTTTATGTGGAGTTCCTACGCTACCAGTTTTAATCCATCCCTCTATTGTACAGATTGCAGGAATTGTAACTGATCCCGTAACGATTTTACCTGTCGTGCCATTGAATGTCATTGCCTTATTAGTACTTACACCAGCGACATTCAATGTCACGCCACCACTAATCGTTCCATTCTTCGCACTTACTAGTTCACGCGCCGTCGTACCAGCTACATCATCTAACGGCCAATATGCCAAAGCACCATCAGCAAGTACCTTATTCTGATACGCAGACGAACCCCCACCTGACGATGGTTTAGATGCAGCTAGTACGTCCTTACGCTTGAGGAGTGAACTCATCTACTTCTTTAACGATTCAAACTTCTTTTCTGTCTTGGAACTGAGGGCGGCAGGAGTACCATCAGTGAATGTGAAGTTCATGGTGTTAGACAGTACACC